TTAGCAATCTTAATATAATTAATACCATTTAACTGTGCAACAGACATACCCTCCAATATACAAATTACATAAAACATTTTTATATCATTTTACACCCTTGGATATTTAAAATGGGACAAATAATTAGTAAATATTTATTCTTTTTTTATTATATGAATGATGCATAAAAGTATGGATTATAAAATATCTGCTGTTAAATATTATTTCAACAATAATGATGATATTAGAAAAACTTGTAAAATTTTTGATTGTAAAAAATATTCTTTACATAGATGGGTTAAAATTACAAAGAAAACCTTCTACTAGACGACGAAAGCAAAAACAATATAAATATACTTAAAATTTATTTGTGATTTTAAGTATATTAATGCGATCAATAAGTGAATTATATAAAAAAATAAGAAGAAATTATTAGCAAAATAATAAAGATTTTAGATTTAGAAAATAAATATACTCTTTACGAATTAGATAATAATAAATAAATTTAAAAAAAATGTAATGGAATTAATACCTGAAATAAAAAAATATTTTTTCTAAGGCCAAGGCTTAGGATTATGATCTACATCCTTGAATTCTACCGATATGTTTTTTCCTGCTTTTCTTCCTTCGGTTAATTGCACCCCATATCCACTCATCGAAAAACCGGAAATTACACCATTAGTATCATAATCTAATATAAGATCATACCCCTGGCTGTCTTTGTAGTTTCCCCCGTGGACTTTAACATAATAATCTGGTGGAGTCGGATCACCGTAATTTCTGTGAGTAAATTTTGCAGGTTGGTAATGCCCGCCATAATATATATTTTTATTATTTTTACCTTTTCTATGTTTTATAGATTTTACCTTTCTATGTTTTATAGATTTACCTTTTCTATGTTTTCTAGTGTTTTTTAATTTTCTAGATGTTTTAGTTTTCTTATTCATGTTTATACAATATACTAAGATTTTTTTTTAAATTTTGAATAATAATTCCTAAATTAAGAATAATTCCTAAATTAAGAATAATTCCTAAATTAAGTTATACGAATCATTAAAAACCAAAATTAAGACGTTCTGAAAAAGACAAACCTTATTGTTTTGTTATGAACATTTTTATATCATTTTAACAAAAATAAAATATAAAATTGATATAAAATTATCATACACCAATAATACAACCCATCCCATAAACAAAACAATGTCAACACAAATCAGCAACCAAGACACGAATTTTCTACATCATGCATTTCAACAAGCCCAACAATCCCCAGTATTAATGCGCCATGGAGCAGTAGCCACCGCAAATGGTAAAATTATAGGACGAGGCTTCAACAATTACAGAACATATTCGAGCGACAATTTTATAAAAAATACGTGTACTTGTCATGCAGAAATAGCGGCATTAAGAAACGTATATAACTCTCTAACGAACACATATGGAAAATACGGAGAACATATAAAAGGCGTCTAACAACTCCAAATCCACCAGAAAAACTGAAAATGAAAATATAGAAAAAGTCTTTAGAAAGATAACATTATATGTGGTAAGATGCGATGCAGAAAACAATTATAAAAATTCCACACCATGCAACAATTGTTTAAATACAATAAAAATGCTAAATATTAAACGAATAGTATTTAGTAGTGGTATCAACGAATTTACAAGTTGTCATCCTTGCGAAATAAATATTGATCATGTTAGCGCCGGATCAAAATATCTCAATCAACGAATCTAAAAGACACCCAACCAACACCCCAACCAAACAACTACATTTTTTATATCTGTAAATAATTTTATATTTTATATTTATATAAATGACGACATACACTTTCGGAAACAACAATAACATAAACTTAATAACGGATAGTTCAAGTTGTAATATAAATCTTGTAGGAACAAATGATATAAGTCTTAATTTAGCACAATTAACCCTCAATCAAGAAAATATTGGAAACATCAAAACAAATTACAATACATTATTAACCCAAATAGGAACTACTTCAATTTCAGGAGATATATCCTTTAACGATCTCTCATTAAACTTTGACATATCAGCCAATTAAACACAAAACTACAAAACAATAAAAACAATAAAATCATAAAACAATAAAATCATAAAATCATTAAATCATAAAACAATAAAATCATAAAACAATAAAATATAAATTGAAACCATTAATATAATTACTATTAATACAATAATTATATTAATGAACACGACCCCATTAGTTATAAAAACGTCGTATGGGGACACGACCCCATTAGTTATAAAAACGTCGTTAAAAGACACGACCCCATTAGCTACCAAAAACCCACATGAAAGAGACCAATATGCCACTTTAGATGAAGCAACCCACGTTTACAATATAAAAGGAGAAACCGACTACGTGTCTATGACAACATTCATACACAACTTATTTAGAAAATTCGACGAAAACAAAATTATCGATACAATGATGGCCTCCAAAAAATGGCCCACAAACAAATACTATGGACAAACCAAACAAGAAATTAAAGATATGTGGGAAAAAAACAAGGTAGAAGCATCTACTGCCGGCACCAAAATGCATTATGATATCGAGTGTTTTTACAACGACATAAACAACCCACCCCAAAACGATTCCATAGAATTCAAATACTTTATGAATTTTCATACAGATTTTAAAGATCGCCTCGAACCATACAGAACAGAATGGATTGTTTACGATGAAGACATCAAGATCGCTGGATCAATCGACATGATATTTAAGAAAACCTCCGACGAAATCCTCGAAATATATGACTGGAAGCGCTGTAAAGAAATAGTAAAATCTACAAATTTCAATAAATGGTCCACCAACGAATTAATAGACCATATTCCAGACACAAATTATTGGCATTATTCTCTCCAACTAAACGGCTATAAATACATTTTAAACAAAAATTATAATAAACAAATTACCGATTTATATTTAGTATGTCTACATCCCGACAATGAGCACAAAAACGGAAACTATCTACGAATAAAGGTACCTGACATGCAAGAAGAAATCCACCAATTATTCGAAGAACGCAAACAAACAAACAAACAAACAAACAAACAAACAAACAAACAAACAAACAAACAAACAAATAATTAAAACAACAAAATAAATATAAATATAAAAATAACAATACAATCAATAGTACAAACAAATTATAAATGATAGCACTAAATATAATAATCACATTATTATCTACCTCATCAATGCAAAATTTTTTACCCGAAATTATTCAAGAATATGTAAATCATACACATCCAGACCCATTTTTCGCGCATTTCCCCCCACACACAAACCAATTTACCGCGCGTGGGACGGATTTCCCACACACAAACCAATTTACCGAGCGCTTCCCACACATAAACCAATTTACCGCGCACTTCCCGGAGATTTACACAGCCATAATAAATTATCTCCCGCCCAATATAACAGAAGAATTATATAAAATATATAAAATACAAAACATAACAGAATTATATGAAATAATTGATGTAGAAAAGTATATATTAATAACACATGCATCTTTGGTAAGTATAATTCTTTTATTATGTATAATATGTTCCGTAGTCATAAGTTCGCCCAAAAACACAAACACAAACACAAACGACAATTTCCCAGATGACTTTGAAGATTACGAAGCATACGACGACAAATATTTAAAAGTATTCCGAAAACTAAAAGCCCATATCTTAACTTCAGACGAGATAGAAAGCATAAAAACAGCACATATTTTAGAAGAAACCCCCACCGGAACAGTAATCATGTATTATGATTTCGAAACAAAATCATTTAATTATTATTGTCAAAATAAAAATTCAATCCCATATTTACATTTAGAATCTGTAGCTCAACGATTTACGGTTGAAAATGACTGCAAAACACTGTTTATAGATCCCAACCCTGACCCCCCATCTTCACCCGAATCATCCGAATCCGAATCCGAATCATCCGAATCCCCCAATAAATCCGTCAATAACCCCATAAAAAACGTCGTATGGGGGCAAGACCCCATCAATAAATCCGTCGATGACCCCATCCCCATCATAGAACCAAATATTTTCGGAACATTTAAAAGATACAATAACAGAGCACCGTCCACTCCATCAGAAACATCATTTGAAGCAAAAGACAAATTAAAAAAACAAGCAAATCACTTTAAATATCTAGGAAAACTCGACAATTTCACCCAAAACAGTATTTCACTCCCTCAATCGCCACCCAACCGCCGACATAGACTATCCCAAGAAGACCCAACAAATGAAGACAATGATTTTGTTAAAATTGAAAAAACAACCACACCAACAATAGAACCAACAATAGAACCAACAATAGAACCAACAATAGAACCAATAATAGAACCAACAATACGCCCGAGAGACAATCTATCATTCGCCGAATATAAAAAACAAATATTAGAAAAAACCCCTCCCGCAGAATAATCAAGATATCATCTCACCCGCATAATCATCATCCACGCAACACCTGAATATCATTTTTTTTCAAATAATTCAAAAATCCAATGCTTTTTTCAATATCAAAGCTCGATTCCAATTGCACACGAGCTAATTCCAAAATTTCCAATTCAATAGCATTCAGACTACTAATATATCGCAACACAACATCATCCATAGACAAAGAAACTACATCTACACCTTCTTTCTCCGACATAAATATAATTATTTATATAAACAATATCTAAATAATTACAACATCAATTATAAAAACATTTCAATTTTATTAATTAAAATCCATCATTTTAACGCTTAATCTTTCTTTTATGTTTCCGCTTTCTAGTTTTCTTACGCTTCTTTTCATCAACATGCCGATAAGAAATACCTTTTTTAGAAACCTTCTTCCTACCTTTTCTAGTCTTCTTTTTCATAACCCCCCGACCAAACCACGGTTTCCCAATATTTTTAAAATGTTCTTTATAAATATGATCATAAATCACTTTATGTGGATTATGAGGAGCAATTTCAGGATCTAATCGAGTATCAAGTTTAACATTTTCAGGATGCAGATGAGCAATCCACCCAATAAATGACGGTTTTAATTCTTTATCGTTCCCAATTCTCTTCAAATATATTTTTAAATTATCTTCAATAATTTTACGCCCAGCTTCTTCGGCACGTCTAGTGTGTTCCATTGCATCCATATCACTCTGATCCATACCTTTATAATTTGGAACCATAACAAATTCTTCATTTTCAGATCTACTTCCTCGAACAGACATTCTAATATATCGACATATTAATAAATTAATAAATTCCCAAATTCCCAAATCCCATAATCCCCTAATCCCATAATATAAAAGTTCAATTTAACCACTATAATTAACATAGAATAACAATTTCTTACCATTATTAACATTAATTTTATCATTATTCATAATTTTAGTAATATCTTTATTAATTGTATAATTATTTTCTATTAAAAACATAACTAAAGCATCAACATTATCAACGCCCAACAAATCGCTATCACAACACCCACCAACACCATCCATATTTTTTATAGCATAAACACATAAATTACTACATCCAATCCCAGTACTAACAAATGTTGATAGCCGAGGAAATATAGTTTTCCGAACATAATTTTTAAGAGGTCCCATCGGTTCACAATTAATCGATACAATATGTCTGTATTCTTTCGCTAAATTATCATAAAAAGGCTGTACATAAAAACAATAAACGACCATATAAATATAAAACCATAATAAATTCGTCGTATGGGGACACGACCCCATAATAAAAACGCCATCCATCCCATAATAAAAACGCCCCACCCCATAATAAATTCGTCGTATGGGGGCATGACCCCATAATAAAAACGCCATCCATCCCATAATAAATTCGTCATCCATCCCATAATAAATTCGTCATCCCCACATAATAAATTCGTCGTATGGAGAAGCCGTCAAGGCGACTTATACATGACCCCATATAAATCAAAAAAAAATTGAAAACAAAATATTATTAAAATACTAAATCATATCAATCAATAATCGAATCATATGAATCAACAAAAACACCCACTCCATAAAACAATATATAGATTCAATTTTTCAGATGAAATAATCGAAGAAATAACAAATTTCTCAATATTGCATATGTATACAGAGAGAAAAACATTCAAAGAAAAATGGATAGAATGGACCGAAACAAATGAAGAACAATTACAAAATGAACACAAACGACTAACAAATTTAGGATATACCGGAAATTTTAACGATAAAATATTTAAAGCAACCAGATATTATTTCAAACAAAAGCAAACAGTGGACCCCCACACGACGAAAGACAATACGGATCCCAATACAACGAAAGACAATACGGATCCCAACACGACAACACTCACTACGACTTCTCAAACAACAACAATAACCCCAACCACAACCACTTCTAAACGCGAATATATACAATTAGATTATGAATTAATTCAACTAATGGACAGCCATATTAAAGAAACGTACACCAAAGCATTCAAACCATCAACAGCATATAATAATTTCGTTCTCTTATATAAAGATCAAATCGATCGAGAGATCGCAACAGAAAAAAGCGCAAAAGAAAAATATTCAAATAAATTAAAAAAATCATACAAAAACCGATGTTATAATTACATAAATTCAATCCAATAAATTCAATCAAATAAATTCAAACCAATAAATTATTTCTCATATATTTTTTTATAGTAAATATATAATCATATGGCACAATTATTAAATCAAGGAGCTTACGGATGTATATATTACCCAGGATTCACATGTAAGGGAAATGCAAGTAAAAATAAAAAATATGTAACAAAATTAGAATTAAAAGATAAAACAAGTATCAATGAAATAGAAATAAGTAATATTATAAAAAAAATCAAAAATCATACAAAATATTTTAGTATAATAGAAAAACATTGCGAAATAAAGCTAAATACTTTTAAGAAAAAAACAACATCATCATTATCCGAATGTGATGTAGTAAACAATAATGAATTTATATACAATGATTTTATACTATCATATGTTAAATATATTCACGGCAAAGATATCGATAATTATATTTCTTCAATAGAAATCCCAGTAATTTACATAACAAAATTATTAAATACTTTAAACACCGTTTTAAACAGTATTAAATTATTAAATAAAAACAATATAATACATTTTGATCTTCATTCCGGGAACATAATGTACAATTTAAAAACAAATACACCAATCATAATAGATTACGGTCTTTCAATTAATCTAAATAATATATTATCCAATCCATCAAACCCTGATTTCCGCAAACTAAAAAAAGCCACATTTCATTATAGTCCAAAACATTTAAATTATCCACCCGAGTCACATTTAATAACATATTTATTAGACAATTATAATGAATCAACAAATTGGGAAAATCAAATATTAACATCGAATAATTTAAATAAATTTATTGAAGACATGCTCACACATAATGTAATACTTATGGAATATTATAAATATAAAGGTATAGATTCAAATAAAAAATTAGACGATTACAAGTATCACTTAAAAGAATTTAATGAAAAATTTATAAATAAAAACTACAAAGAAATAGTAACACATTTACTAGGTTACAAATTTAAATGGGATTATTATATGGTCACTGTAAATTACATATTAATATGTCTCAATAAAAACAAACATATTGAAACTTCAAGCGAAAAGCTAAGTGAAAAGATAACCAATTTTTTATTGGAATTACTAATTTATAATTTACATCCAGATCCTTATAAACGATTAAGAAAATTACAATTCAAAAAATTACTATCGATATGCTTTAAGCTGACAACAACAAAAACACCAGAAAATAGAACACAACAAATAGAAGATAAAATAAAAGAAGAAAATATTATATTTCACGAGTACATTATAATTCCCGATTTTTCAATATTTAAAAACAAAGAGATAATAAATTTTATTAACGAAATACAAAAAGACATCGATTTCCACTAATAAGACATTTATTATTATAAAATATTTATAATAATAAAGACAACAACCATTACCTGCACAAACCTTTATACTTTTAATGATGATGATGCATACATATAACACATTTACATCCCTTTTAATGATGTTTCATTGAACGCTTGCCTTTAGAACGACGTTTGGCTTTAGAACCACGTTTAGAACGACGTTTTCCTTTAGATCCACGTTTTCCACGTCTACGTTTTCCGCCTTCTTGATGAATATCATTAAGATCAAGCATTCCTGAATCATAAGGAGCTGGTTCACTGCCACCAACAGGACCATCATTAGCAACAGGACCAGTAGCATTAGAACCACCATTAGAACCACCATTAGAACCACCATTAGAACCATGATCAGCGCCACAATCACCACCGCGCTGACGTCTTTTCTTATGCACACCACGCTTCTTTCCCTTTTTCTTACGCGTTCCCTTTTTCTTATGTTCAACAACCTTATGAGTTTTACGATATTCAACCTTCGCTAAAGGTAATATTTCTTTCAAGGATTTACCCGGATTACCCTTCGCAACTTTTTTAACCATATCGTTCCAAGCCGTCATTATATACTAACACAATATTAAAATAAAATAAAATAAAATAAAATAAAATAAATCAAAATAAAATAAAATAAAATAAAATAAAATAAATCAAAATAAATCCTTTCTATTCCATTAAACTTTGCAATATAGCTTCCTGAAAATCTAATTCTTCTTGATTCATTAACATATTTACACCAATATTATTAGAATATTCAAAATTCAAATTAGGGATATTAGATAACGCACTAATATAAGGAGATATGGAAATAGACGAATTATCATTCACCGCTTCCAACTCTTCGTTTGTCTGCAATATAGGTTCAACATCATCTAATTCAGTCTTAATCTTAATCTCTTTATATTTTAATTCAAATCTACATACCGGACAAACATTACTTTCAATTAACCATGTTTCTAAAGCACCAGAATCAAAACAATGATTACATGGCATTTTACTAATAAGTTGTCCTTCTGTAAAATCGGTAAAAAATATAGGACAACAATTATTAATATTTAAATCTGCGGTATATAAAATAGATTCAACCTGCGCTAAACCATCAACACTAGCAACCTTTTTATAAACAGCGGTTTGATTTAATGTACTATTTATAAAAGTAGTTAAATTACGATCCAATAAATTATTACCAAAATCTAAAGTATTTCTTTCTCCTAAAACAGAAGATAATAAAGAATACACATTATTTCTTTGACGTCGCCTAGATCTCAATGAAGAAAAACTAAATTCAGACGTATATTGAGGACTACTTGTAACTCCAACATTCGAAACTCCATCATTCGAAACACCCATATTCGAAACTCCAACATTCGATCTATTAGAATCTTGATATACACGATTTAAAAAATCATCATTATTTAATAAATCATTTAAATAATTTCTTATTATTAATAAATTATTATTACTACTAACATCCATACTATCATCAATACCATCATCAATACCATCATCAATACCATCATCAATACCATCATCAATACCATCATCAATACCATCATCAATACCATCATC